CCGGGGTCTTGGATAATCCCACTCTGAGCAAGCTCGATAACCTTCTGAAGCTTACCAGCAGGGCTTTGCGGTAATAGCGAAGTTGGCCATATCTTCATGACGTATTGTTCTTCGCGGAGATCGATATCTTTCCACTTAATCTGCTCGATATACTTATCGCCGCTACTTACGACCTCGTAGTCATCGCCGCGCTCAGCAATCCTTCGAGCCAAGTCAATCATCTGCCTGGCGGCTTCCATGAACATGCTTTCGTAGTTTTGGGCCACGATCATAAAGCGTTCTGTCTCAATATCGGAGAATTCTCGAAGAGCGACTGCTGATTCAAGCCCAGCGGGCTTTTTCGACATCGCAGCAAGCTCACTTACTCCCGATATCTGATAGGCGCGGTTAAAGAGCCTATCCAGGTGGGAGAAGACCTCTCCGGAGACTGTTTTTGGCACGTAGAAGACAGGAGGCTGACCAATGTAATCAACAATGCCCCATTCTTCGTTATTGATCTGGTGATCGGCTATTTGTGACCCAGTCTCAAGAAATACCTTCGGCTTCGCAAGATGCATCTGTTGCTGAATATTCTGAAGGAGCGTGTTAATCTCCAACTGTATCCCCATAAGCTGCTCAGCGAGTCCCTGACCCCAGAATCCGAGCAGACGATCAGACCAACGAAGAAAAACGAAAGGAAAATAATTATGCTCATAATTCTCGTCCAAGAGCGTTAGATTTTCCAAACAGATTACGTGGCGACCATCCGGGGCACCCTCAATACTAGGAAGGTGCCATGCCTCTACTACTTGGACCATCTCGTTAACATTAGAACCGGCGTTATACTCCTCAGTCTCAAATGTGGACGCCTCTTTGATTCGATCTGCATACTCCGGATAGGTGTATGTCAGAACATCACGCGGAACCGCTTTGACCTGAAAAATACTTCTTGGCTTCTTATACTTGGCTTCCTCGATCGACACCATAATCTCTTCGGGGAAAACTCGCTCACATAAAATATCCGAGTTATGTTCGTACACTTTTAGGACGCCAGTCCCAAAAACACACGAGTCCATAAAGACCTCTGGAGCGACTTCGTAGAGCTTGGTCCGGTAAAATTGGCCATCGCAAAATTTTTCTAGGAGCTTGCCCTTCCTCTGCTGAGAAAAGTCTCCGCCTGAAGTAAGAAATGCGCAGCGTGGCCGATTCTTCGCAATCTTCGCCTGGACCGTATCGCACATTGACTTGATGACGTTGAACGTGACCGGTCTGTGAGATCCCGCTCCTTGTGGTCTTGAGACCCCAACCAGGCTCAGCGACGGAGTATTTTCGTCGTTGTAAGACCTGTAGTGCTGTAGGTTGAGGCTCGATATGTGGCCATAATCTCTTTGCATCGCGTTCAGCAGATCAAAGACAAAATCATGAGAGTCCTTCTCTTTTGCCTGCCACCAAAAAATTCGTTCTTCCATTTCTATCTCCACTAGTGATAATTATCCTGTGCTTCAGCTAAGACACTCGCCATCCTACACGCCTCTGGCTGTCTATCACCAGTTAAGTCTTTCTCTAGTTGTCCGATGTATTGCTGCTCTATCATGCTCCAGTACTCTGGAGTTCCATACTTCGGCTTTACGGTCGGAGCCTTGTAAGTGAAATGGCGGCATTCCCGCCAAGCATAGAGCGCGGCATCTGAAAGGTGGTTCTCGAATCTGCCATCTTCCTTCAGTCTGCTTTCGTCCCACTGCAAGACATCCCATTCTTCGAGGATCGGGCAGTTGGCTGGGATCATCACTCTATTGGAGAAGAGATCATCATTCATCAGCTCAATAAACGTTGCCTTCTTACTTTTTTCGGCAGCTTGGACAGGGACTCCAAATCGTTGTCTTATTTCCTCTACGATAGACCGGCCTAGTCCGCCGGCATCGGCGACGACTGAGACGAAGTTGAAGTGCTCATTCAGCTCGACAATCTTATGGGCTATTTGGGTAGGGATCATCTTAGATTCTTTGTGTGTCTCCACGACATAGCATTCCGGCATGTCCCTGCTAAATCCCAGGACCACAAAAGCAGTGGCGTCCGCATAACCCAAATCCACTCCAAGCACATATTCCCAATCTGCTGAATCATCGGGTGCCTCCATATAAATGTTCTCATCAGTATATTTATATATTAGCGAGTCGAATGACTTCACCCACTTACCGCACCACTCTCTCTGGAAGACCGGGTTATCTTCGGTCCAGTTTCGCTTCTGGAGCTTCTTCTCCAGGAACTCTGCGGCATGTGGAATGTAGGGATTCTCTCTTACTGTCCACTTATGGACGGAGTATTCATATTTGGGATTAGTGGTAGCATCATAGAAATACCCAGAGCATCTTGCGTTGGGAGTCCCGGTCAGCATTAGGGTTCCGTTGTAGTCAATTAGTGCCGGTTCTATAACCTCTTCAATAAGGCCAGTCAGGAAGGGTCCATAACTCGCGGCCTCATCGATGATAACCAGTGGGTAGCCAGACCCACGGAGCTTATCGACATCAGCTTCGTCATTGGCTCCGTTCAGGATAATCTGAGATCCATTCTTCAGGGTAGCAATCAGCTCAACGTTATTGAACTTCATCCCTATGTGGTACTGCCGGTTCGCTTGCTTGAGGAGGCTCCACATCAACCGCTTGGCAACCTGCCTGGTGATGGCAATGTAAGCCACGATGGAGTTCGGATTCTTGAACGCCTCTTCGATCATATAGTAGCAACAGGTGTGAGTCTTGCCTGCTCGACGGGAACAAAGTGCTGCTTTGAACTTCGAGTCGTCGTCAATCAGTGCGAGTTGCTTGTTGAACAAATCTTTGCGCCAAGGATAGGTCCGGTTTCCCGCGACGGCATCCTCTGGTGGCTTTAGCCCACCATGGCGCTTAATGAGTTCACCGAGTACGGCTCTCCCATCAAGTATTTGTTTCTTTTTAGCCAACCGCCTCTCTCACTTTGCGGAGATTCTGTGAATGTTAGACAACCGCCGTCTTCACCACAGTAGCCGCTCTTACTGGTTCTTGGGTAAGTGGACCCTTCTTCATAATCTTACTACGTTTTCTTCTATGCACAACTAGGCTTTTCACTTCCTCGTAGGCTTGCATATGGCTGATCGAGGTAAGAGGGATGATGAACTGTCCTTTGCCTGTATTCACTGTGACCATCCGCATCTCTTCATTGTATTCAATCAAGAAATCTTCCTGGCCACGAATATTGTTGCTGAACGAGGTATGGCCACCGATGGACCGGGCGTCAGACGTCAATATCACCATTTTGAGTTTCATATAAATTCTCCAGGTCGACAAGACCGTTATGCATCTGCAGATGAGGCACATACATTATGTTGTGTTTGGGCTTAAGCTCTTTGATTATGTAGGACTTGTGGCTGGCAAGAACAGCTTCGCCTTGTTTGTATTCAAACACCTTCAGCAAAGAGTTGAGCAATCCCCACTTCCTGAACGGGGCTTTGGTATAACAAAAATGGACCACCAAAAATTTTTGGGTCCTCCGTGCTGTCAGCCAACTGTAAATATCGTTCTCTGTATCGGCGCTATCTCCGCAGGCGACAACCGTCGTGCTCTCGGCCAGTAATCTTTTGATCACTGTCTTGTGCATCCGAGATATGGCCTTCTTCGGGATGTCTTTGTTTTGCCCCTGGTAACTCTGGACCCAGCTCTTATAGATAAACGGGGCATCCGCCTCATACGCTTTCCGGATCCTGACCGGCAATTGCTCGACTACCTGATAAGCACTATCTTCCACCTTTGTCTCCAAGCTGCTTGGCTAGGACCTCGGCAGCCAAGGTATGAATCTTCTCGTCGTCGAGGGTTTCCAGCTCACTCTGCTCTCTTATATTCATTTCGAGGTTGGCAAGCTTGACCAGGGAATTGGTTAATAGCGCAAAATTCTTTCCGTCCGCAGCATCCAGTCCGCGAGTCTTGGCTTTGCCTTTCAAGCGGTGAAGCTCTTCGTCGATAATCGAGTAGCCACTACTCATCATGGAATGAAGGGACGGGAGGAGAGAGATCTCTACCCTGGAAAGCTCTTTATTGATCTCGACTTCCTTCGCCTCAACCTCTAAGGATTGCTCCTCTTCGAGACGAATGGTGTCGTAGTTAATCGAAAGTGGGGTCTTCGGTTTCTTACTCAACTTGCCTCCCGGCTGGCATTAGCCAACCTTCCGGCTGACCGAAGCCAAAGCGGAGACCCGAAGGTTCAGAACGAGTCCCCGCCACAACAACAAAAGGTACATCAAGGAATGAAATACTTTCAACCATTGTACTCCCAGCCAGAAGCTGGCGCAAGAAGCTAACCAAGGGAATCTAAAGATGAAGTTGTAATTTACATAGGGAGTTATGACGCAGTGTGTTAGTTGGTTCTGGGTCTAGTGGGGGTGTTGGTATTATATATACACGGGGGATACCCCGCGGGGGAGCACCCCCCCCTGCACTACATGTAGTGTATGGTAGTGTAACGTATGGCAGCGTATGGCAGTGCAACATAGGGCAACGTAGTGTAATATATGGCAATGTATGGCAACATAGGGCGGGGTATGGTGATATATGGCAACGTATCGTAACGTATGGTGACGTATGGCAACCTAGTGCAGTGCTACATATGGCAATGTATGGTGACTTGAATTGGACGCAAAAAAACCGGCTCTAGGCCGGTCTCCTCGTTTGCTGGGGGTTAGTTGGTTGTCAAGTCTGACCATTCCTGTTCATCGACTTCGCCTTGGAATCTCAGTCGGCGTCCGCTGTACAGCTTCACCAGTGGGTCTCCTGCGTAGCCATCTTCAATCCTTATCCCGCGGGTTATCTTGTTTTCTCTGACCCAATTCTTGAGTGATGTCTCGTTTCCATTCTTGTCTAACAACATTTGAACCTTCTTCGCTGTGAGCATAAGTGCTTACCTATTAGTATCACAATTGGCGACTACGTCAACTATAAAGATGCTATTAATCTCTTTTTCGCGTTTTTATTGAGTTTTTCGGGAGTTTTTTGGCTTACCAGCGGGAAAATGCGCAAGAAACATGCTGTGATATGCCTGTTTCTTTGCAACAAACTCTAGAGCTAATGCATATCTCTCACACCTACTTGCGACGTCTCGCAATTTCATCTTGTGATATAAGAGCTCTCGCTGTCAAGAGCCTCAAGAGTCTCAAGGATCCAAACTAACATGAAAATCCGGTTAGTTCAGTCTAGCTTTAGACCTACTAACCTGCTCTATTCACGAGTCATTTCAAGTACTTAACCTAAAATCAGGCTAGTATGCTAGTTTTTGGCTCCCATACTTCTATATATAGTGGTTGCCATTATCATACGAGTTTAAGACTTATAACTAGCCTACTTGCATCCTAGGGCACCTATCTTCCTATTTTTGTTCAGCTTTTCATTCAAAAAACTAGCATGAAAACTAGAATTTACTAGACTGAACTAGACTGAACTAGACTGATTTCGGGGTAATTACCCTGTTCAGCTGTCTCCATTGCAATAACTCGTCTCACCCAATGCAATAAAGTTTCTCGCCAAATGTTC